TAACGATAGCAATATAATTCTTCTTTGCTGCACGCCTGATCAGCTTCGGCGCCAGCTTATCCATCGGAATCGACTTGCCACGCAAATTCCATACATCGATATTAGACAAATTGCTCGGCTCCCACCCCATTGCCGTATAAACATCCTTAAAACGATGCAAACAACTTGCCCTGTCAAGTTCAAGGTTCACATATAAAACTTTACCCTTTGTACAGCTAAAATTAAGCCACTGACGGCCCTCGGCAATCGCGCAGCACAACTCTATCAAAGCATAGCTTTTGCCTGCCTTAGACGGCCCTGCAATGAGCATTTTATGCCCCTGTCGCAATACATTATCAATCAGCGGTTTTGCCAGCTCCGGTAAATTATCCCAAATCTCACTAATGCTTTCCGGTTCCGGAAGATCATCGTTGACCGCCTCAATCCACTCCTGCCATTCTACAAAGCTGGCTTTGCCGATGTTGGTATCAACTAAAAACTGCTTGTGTCCCTGACGCATCACACCCGGCATTCTGCTGAGCCGCGAAGGATTACGGTTTTGGGTATCGATTTCAAGGCCGTTTTTCTTACAAACAGCGTAAAGATAATCAACACGTTTACGATATTCCGCATAGTCTGCTGCATCGATCCTAACAATAGCATGCAGCGACTTTTTCCCTGAATGTACCAGGCAGGCCACCGGCAGTTCCAGTGTCCGGATAATTTCATTCTGCTTGGCTATATCCATCTTGTCCGATTCGACCAGCGCATACCGAAATTCTGTCACATTGTCGTTTTTCACGCCTTTACCATCAAGAGGATTAAAACGTATCCATGCGCCGCACTCAGGGTTATAATCGCCAAGCACCCCGCCGATATCACCCTTACATTTATTAAGCTGCTCAATGAGCTGCCCAGAAGTCCTGTCAGAACAGCCCTTTGATGGTAAATATTTACCGTCTTTTTGCCATGATTCCGTTACATAGCCAACATTTTCCGTACTGTCGAATAAAGTTTCCAGATAAGTTACCAGTTCTTTTACCGGATCCCAGTTTTCCGGGTCCGCTATTTCCTGGCCTTCGATCCAGTTCTTATCGACCAAAACCATATCTTCTTTTTGTCCGATGATATCATCCCATGAAAGTTCATGATCTTCACGCTGCTGTGGCGTCCAGCCGTTATCCTTAGCCATTGCTACGATCGTACCACCCGTTACTGGTGCGCTGGTATCACCTCTGAACGTCTCCCATTTTTTTCGACATTCATTTGCGTAGTATCTTCCAGCATCTCGCCGGCTCCAATCATCCCACACGCTCACGTTGTAACCTTCTGCTTTCAACGCCATGCCAACATTGACCCACTCCTGATAATCAAGAACGCTCGGATCGATATAATCAAGCAGCGGCAGCAAATCCAATTTATTCTCCATGATGTTCTCCTTTATTCAGGCTTGTAAATCCGTGGATCAATGCCTGCCGGAATACGCCAGCCACCGGCAGCAATCCTGTCTATCAGTTTCTTGGCATGTTCGAAAGACCAGGTACCGACATGCCGGAACCCACGACCCTCTAAAAACCGGATCTGTTTCGGTGTCGTTAATCCTTCATTCCTGCGTTTATCCAAACGATCAAGTATTTTCGCAGCTTTACCGGCATTATCGATCTCATCTGGATTTATACCAAACTTCTCTAATGTTTTAAGTTGCTTTTCACTGGCCGGGCTCATTTCCCAACCGAATGCTGGTACATAGCTTGACAGATCCTCTGCTTGGATACTCATTTCAAACTGCAACGGATCCACCAGTTTACGCTTACGCTGTTTCATTGCTGCCAACTGTTTCGCCAAAGCTTCTTCCCGCTGGGCAACAACATCTTCAGAAGCCTGCTTTTCCACTGCTTCCAAATCTAACGGACATGCTGCGTCCTGTAATGTTTCAGTCATAGCTCTGGCCACATCTTCATTTGTCGCAATCAAATGCGCCGGTCGGCACAGTTCATGGCGTTCTGTATGCCAAAGAAAATCCAGTAGCAGCAGTTCTTTTTTATCTGGCGCCAATCTGGTACCGCGGCCCACCATCTGACAATATAAACTTCTTACTTTCGTCGGCCTTAATACAACAATACAATCAACCGCCGGGCAGTCCCAGCCTTCTGTCAAAAGCATTGAATTACAAAGTACGTTATATTTACCGGTTTCAAAATCACTCAGCACCTTTGCGCGATCATCGCTGTTACCATTTACTTCGGCAGCGCTGAAACCGATACCATTCAAAATATCCCTAAACTTTTGGCTGGTCTTGACAAGTGGTAAAAAAACTACAGTCTTTCTATCCATACAAATTTTAGCCATTTCCTCAGCAATCTGATTCAGATATGGATCGAGAGCCGTTCCCAGATCGCTGGTCTTAAAATCACCGGCCTGGGTCCCGACACCTGTCAAATCTAATTTCAGAGGAATAGTCTGAGCCTTGATAGGTGACAGATAACCTTCTTTGATAGCTTTAGGCAGCGTATATTCATAAGCAAGGCTCTCAAAACATTGCCCTAAATTACGCATATCGCCTCTGTCAGGCGTTGCAGTAACACCAAGCACCTTAGCGCTGTCAAAATGTTCCAGCACCTTCTGATAGCTATCTGAAAGTACATGATGTGCTTCGTCGACGATGATCGTATCGAAAAAATCCTTTGCAAATCCGTTTAACCGCTTCTCGCGCATCAGCGTCTGGACAGAACCTACTACCACACGATACCAACTTCCCATACAGGTATATTCAGCTTTTTCCATAGCCGATTTTAAACCTGTAGCCTGCTCGATTTTGTCACAGGCCTGCTGCAGCAGTTCAAAACGGTGCGCTAAGATCAGTACCCGGTCACCTTGTTTAACCTGTTCCTCTGTAACCTTTGCAAAGACTATAGTTTTACCGCACCCGGTCGGCAATACCAACAGGGTGCGGTTTATTCCTTTATTCCACTCGTCAAAAATAGCCTGTTTAGCTTCTTCCTGATATGGACGCAGCTGCATTAGAAAGCTCCGGGCCGAAACGCAGGAGCGGCCTGCGGTTGTCCTTGATATAAGTTTTGTTGCTGCGGTGCTGCCGCAGTAGGTGCTGTTGCCGCTGTATTTTCAGGATCATAAAAGCGTTTAATTTCGTTATACTGCTTACCATCGTGCATGCGGATACCGATCTTGGCCCTGCCCTTTCGACCAACTACCCGCGGCCAATCCATTTTCAAAGGTTCACCATGCTTTTTCAGCCCAATACCGATAAAGAAAGCTGAAATCATGCCTTCCGTCCGAGAATGTAAGAACAAGTTATGCCTGATGCGGGCTTCGCCTTCTGGTGTTTCAACTACCAAAGTTATTACAGCTTTATTGCAGGGCGGTAACTTTTCGCTGCCTTCATGACGGGCACGTTGGAACTTTAATACCTTAAATTCATAATCACCTTCCGGCAGAATGATAAAACCGGCGCTCTCCTTTTCGATAGTATCGTCCCAACCTAATTCTCTTTCTTCTACGGGTACTGCTTGTCCTAATTGTTCAAATGCCATTATTTTATTCTCCTTTATCTGTTAAATATTATTTAAACTACATTGAGTTCTCTAAACTTAAAAAGGTATCTCCCTGTTCTCTTTGATCAAAGCAAAGACATTGGGCCAGGCTCCTATCAAACAACCCTGTACAAAATCCTCTGCATAATTTTCAAAAGGTGTTCCCTCGGGATAATAGCCACGCTGGGCAACAACCTTTTGAATTTCTGCAAGCGTTACCCCTTCCGGCGCCATTAAATCAGCCAATGCTTTCGGCACACAACTTGGAATTACTTTTGACGTTTGTACAGCCACTGTATCACCTGATGCTGTTACAGGGATAAGCGCCGGATCTACAGATATTAGCCCAGAAGGTGTATCTATAATTGCAGTGGCACTAGCAACCGGTGCCGCAAGCGTTTCCGGCTGCATTACAACTGGCTGCAACACAGGCTGCAAAGCTTCCGTATTGGAATAGACCAGGCAGCCACGAATACTTTTAAAATCAAAGGGCAATTCTTCCGGTAGATCCTGTCTGTTCTTCGCATCCCAGTTAGGATGATGTGTCGTATACATTACCCGCTCACCACCGGCGGCCTTGCATTTCTTCCCGTCCTTATCCTGTGCGATCACGATAGTCTTATAGTTGGCAAACAGCAGCATATCAGCCCACTCTTTGACCAGCGGAGCAGTCTGCGATGAAGTCTTTTTGCCAAGCTTCAGCTCATACCGATCAAAACTTCCACCTTCATTAGGCAATTCAAACTTACGCATCTGCATATGTGCTGTTAAAACAACATTGATCCCAACCTCGATCACATCAGAAAGCAGATTTAAAAAGCGTCCAAATTCTTCCCTTACAAAAATATAGCCACTGCCATAACCAAAATCCTCGATTCCATTTTTTCCATTTTTAGCACATACATGACCAACGCAAAGCTGTTCTGCCCAGTCAATCGTATCAATAACCAATGTTTTACAGCAGGTTGGATTTTTGATAACCTCTCTAACCTCATCCAGCAACATCGTCCAAGAAGTCGGCGCCGGTAATCTGGCAACATCATAGACATTCGTACTGCCTTCGGTATCGATAAACAGCGGATCCGGAAAATCAGCGGCAAAAGTAGTTTTGCCAATACCTTCAGGACCATAAACTACAACTTTTTGCGGCTTTACAATCAGCCCTCTGGTAATTTGAAACTTCATCAAAACTCACCTTTCTTCCATGTTTTTGCGCCTTCATCCGAAAGGCCGTTATCTTCTTTAACATAACCATCTTCGATAATGACCGAACACTCTTTACCACTGCTGACACGTGTAGCGATTACCTGCAGCTGTTCCTGTTCTAACCATTTACCAAATTCATTTAAAGTATCCTGATCCATCTGCTCCAGCTTATCCATGAGCACAAAACCACAGTTCGGATTCAATTTGCGGACAATAGCAGTAGCTACTTTAAG